TGGCGTTTTTTTATCGCAAACCAGGGGCGGCCGGTCTCTGGGTTAGTGATGTACTCATCGAAAATATCCGAAAAGAGTTCGCGGACTTTTAAAGCGTTAGCCGCAACAGCGTCGCCTGCGTCTGCGCGTCTTTGAAGATCGACATCGGAAACGTCCTCATTCTGTGCAAGCTCTAAAGAGTCTTTAACTTCTGGTACTTCCCAAGCGTTCTCTTCAGCCTTTATGTTTAAACCAAATATTGCGGCTAGGCGATTGTTGAACTCTCGATTCTTTCTTCCTTTAGCTTCGTGAAAGCCGACGCCTTCTTTAGAACTAGACTTCGCGTAAAAGAACTGAGCTATCGCAGTACCCTCGGGCCCTTGCTCACGCAACCAACCGTCTACAGAGCTAAGCATTCTGCTTAACCATTTATACGAACCAGACTGAAGTATTTTTTCGGTAGTGGATTTGTAACTGTTCAGCAGCCCCGGTGCTCTGTCTTTGATTTCTTTTTGGATATCAATCGCTATCTCACGAGCGGCGTGTTGTGTAGCCCAACCTACCTCGTCGTATTCATCCACTAGCTCGCGCGTCTTACGCTTGTGCTCAGCGACCACCTGATCAAAGTAGGTCTGCACAAACGGCTGATTATCGTATGCGGTTTTAGCTTCGTTATACGCGGCGTCTGTTTCGCCTTCTTGTTTAGCACGGAAAGGCACGCCGACTTGTGCGTTCGTGGTTGTAGCCTGAGTAATCCGACCGCCAAGTATTTGGCTCACGGCCTTCATAAACTCTTTAAGTTTCTTTGCAATCTGTTTGAAGTAGGCCTTTGCGCCCGTATCGGCTTTAGCCGACTCATCTAACAAGAACACTGCCACTTGGTCTGCATAGAACTCTTCGAACCCAAGCGACATAAGTTCATCAGCGTCTGCATACTGAGAGGGTACTTCACCGCCCATCTCCTCAACGTGGCGTTGGAACGCTTCAAACAGCATCTTGCCGCGAGGTTTGTCGAGTAGTGACTGCATTTCTTCTTTGAAGAGTATGTGCCCCACCTCGTGAGCAAGCACTGTACCTAAAGCGGCGTCACTAAGTGTTCCAGACTGCACATCTGTGTCGTTAATAACAATGATATGCGCGTCACCCGTCGTTACCATGCGGCCGGGTACGCGAACGCCGTCTTGAGTTTCGTCCATACGAGAAATAGTTTCAGATAAAAACTCTGCGACGGGGGCGTATTTACCTTCACCTGACGTGTAAGATTGGAAGTTCGCTTTTAATTCACTTAACGTGAATACGTGTATGGGCTTGCTAAACTTGAACAAGCTCGTAGCTTTGTTTGCTATGCGGCTTGTGAGTGTGCCCAAATTACCGTTAAGAGTTACCGTCGGGGCTGTTTTACGTTTTACGCGGCGGCCTTTTCGGTTATTGATTGCTGCCTGAGCAAGCGGACCCGGCTTCCGCGGTTCGGGATTGAGAGCCGCACTTCCAAGAGTACGAGCGTCAGACGCGCGCAAAGGCGCTCCAGGCATACGATCACCCGGCATTGGCTGCATCTCAAGCAGAATGCGGGAAGGGCGTGCCTTTGGTCTTTCAGCAGGTTGCTTTTCAAGTTTCTCAAGCTCTGCCCTGCGGTTTAGTTCATTAAGTGCTAGCTGCCGCTCGAGAGCAGGCCCCTGAAGAGAGCCCCGTAATCTTGCACGACGAGCATTGAACCTTCTATTAATCTTATCTGATTTAACGGCTTTGTTAGGGTCCTGCTCGCGAGCTGGGCTGTATAAATCCTCATCCTCTTGGTCTAAGCCGCCTTCCTGACGGAACTCTTGTTCAGCTCGATCTAGGGGATTGTTAAGAGGGTCGAGGTCTTGTTCTTTATCAGCAAGATCAGCAGGGTCAAACTCTGTAAGCGCAGCAATCTCTGTAGCCATACGAGACTTTAAATTTGCACCCATAAGTCTTATATCGCGTTCGATATTGTTTGATCGACCTTCAGCTCGCATTTCTGCGGCGCGGCGACGAAACTCGGCTACGTATTTTCCTCTAATATCAGAGATATCTCGACTATTATTGGTTAATGCATCGTCAACCCTTTGCTCTTGTTTAACACCTGCTGTGCGCTCTGCGTTAGTGCGCGGGTCGGGCGTCAAAAGCAGGTTACCTAATGAGTCGCTGTAGCCTTCTGAGTTAACCTCAGTTTGAAGTATTTGGTTAGAGCCGTTGTAACGGCCCTCTGCGTCAACATTCGTTGCGGCTTCTGCTACAAGTGGCTGAATATCTACGTCAGTGCCTTCGAACGAAAGAGTTCTTCCGCTACCTCGTATGTCTCCAAACATACGTAAAAAACCGAGTTTAAGTTGCTGAGCCCGGGTTAACCCTTCACCTATCACAGTAGCTTGGTCTGCTGTATTTACTGAAATACCTGCATTGGCAAGGAAGCCTAGTTCTACATTTCGATTGTTAGCAGCGCCTTCAAGATCACCAAACGGTTGCCCCTGTTCGATAACTCTGAACTTAGGTAAGTCTAGGTTACCCGCGCCCCTTTGAGCTGTATTGATAGCAGACGCTGATAGCTCGGCTGCATTTGCCTCTATTTCTTGGCCCGTCTCTGGATCAATAGTTTGCCTTCTAGCGCGGCGGCGGCCTTGCTCGGTTGGGTATTCCATAATGACGACGCGTTGTTCGCCGTCGATAGTTTGGAACTCAGGGAAGTAGGTGGCAATGTCGTTATTTTTAGTAATTAGCTCAGCTAATACTTTTAGATTAGAAGCAGAAAGCGAGCCTCTAAATTTCTCTAACACAGATGTCCCGTCGTTCTCGGTATACCCACGTTGTTCGTACAGCTGGTTTAACAGATTAAACCTTCGGTTGTACTCAGCATCGTTAAGGGTTTGCTGCTTAAACTGCTCTTGCAGTGGTTGATAAGACGCGACGGGGCGTGGTTCACGGCCACGGTCTTCTTCTGGGTTGATGTCAGAAAACGGGCCTTCAGGATCAAACGGTAGTCCTCCGGTGTCATCTGCATCAATGTTGCGGGGGTCTTGTTCGGGGTTAGTGTCCATAGCAGCTGCTAGCTCTTCTGCTAGCTGCATTTCTCTAGGCTCGGTATCTGGCGTTGTAGGAGAGTCTGGGGTCGTAGGGGTGTCTGGAGCCGCTGCCGCATCAGGCGACGTGGGTGCGTCCGGTAATACAGGCGTATCAGGTGTTTGAGGCGGCGTCTCTGTAGTATCCTCTAAACCTAATTCAAACTGCTCTTCAATGTTAGATAGAGCTGTCTCTTCGTCAATCTGTCTGGCGACATTTGAATCGTAAGCATTGTCGATAAATTCTTTTGCGCGTGCTGTTGTCTCTCCAAGAGCCTGTGGGATACCTGTTATAGCTGCACCTGTACCCGATAGAGCTTTACCACCAAAGAAGCCAGCAAACGCGGCCTGACCTAAACGTAGTTGTGCTTGGGCAGCATCGTACTCTGGGTCAACAGACATACGTTGAGCGACCATAGCGCCTTCTTGAAGTATCTCAGTCCCTGCTTCAGTAGCACCACCGAAAGTGCCTTCTTTAAGAATGTTTGCGGCGTATGTTTTGAGGCGGCTTGTACCGGTTTTCTTTGCCTTTTTAGTTGCGAGATTTGCCAGGCTTTTAACAATTAGTGCTTCACCAGCAACGCCTACCGCTGCAAGAGGAACACCAAGTACAGCGGATTGAAGCGCCCTGTCTCCAGTCAAATCCACACCAGCTTCGTCAAACTCACCAAAAGAGCCGCCGGCCATCATTGGATATTCTTGAAGAAATGCACCGCCCAACGCACCTGTCTTAGCGCTCTGGGTCAAACCATAACCGATGTTAAGTATTGCTTCTTCGTCTGGGTCTAGTAACTCACCACGCGCTCGTTTCTCTAAGACATCTTGAGTAAGTTTCTTGGTGGTGGCTCGGGTTGCAGCATTAGCAGCCAGCCTACCTGACGCTCCTACCAAAGCTCCCGCAAAAGATGTGCCTATAGCCGTTGCCGCCATTGGCGTTATCTGACCTACCGATAAGATAGCTTGATCAAAAAATCCGCCTACAGTGGGTTCATCAAGAAACTCTTCAAAGGTTTGCATCTTTTCGAGTACATTGCTCGCGCTAGTCTCAGACAATCGAGCGCGCCGAACACGTTCCTGTGCACCTTCTTCATCGCCCAGTAACGTATTGCCAAGCGCCATGAAATAATTTGCATCGGTATCTAAGCCTAATGTACCGGCTCGAACACCCCGACTAAACGTTTTTCCTATACCAACAGGAGCAGTTAGCACTGGGTCAAGGGGGTCTATATCACTAAGGGCGGCCGACGCAGCGTTAGCTTCAGCCTCGGCTGCCTCCCCCATGAAACCTGCAAAAAGGGCTTCTTCCTCAGACGCCATGTTAGAATCTTTCCTCTCTTAAACTCATAAAGGTAGATTCATCTACTGACATCAACTGACGGAGTCTACCAATCGTAATTGGAGATTCGTAAATTTGACCGGCTCCATCAGGATCCATGATTCCAATAACGCCATCAGCACGACGAACAAGGTTTCTAGACAGATCACCAATACTAAGGGGGGAATCGCCCCGCAGAAAATCCTTAAACCAGTCTGGAATTGTGGGCGCACCTTCTTCCCTGGCAGCCTGTTGAATGTATTCAGCTGTTGCGTTTGGCCAAAGTTTTTTAGCTGACTCATACATTGGTGAGCCGGGAGTGCCTTTTAAACGCGACCCAAGAACACGGAATGTCCCCTGAATATCACGGGACTCATCAACAGTATCACCCTCATCTTGAGCCTTATCAAAAGCTTTAAATATATTTTCAAGGTCATCAAGAACTGGCTGTTGAATATCGCCATCCTGTCGAAGGGTACGCATTAGCTCTTTTCTCTGTCTTTGAGCGTTCATGCGAGATGTCTGATTAGAGAACTCGGTTTGCTGTATTTGACGTTCTTTTTGGTCGTCATCAATAGCAGCATCCAAAGTGCGTGTTTGACTGCCACGCAGTACTAGATTTGTAAAGCGCTCAACCATCGATGCTGCATCTTCTTTAGCCCCAGGCTGATTAGCTGCAAAAACAGCCGCCGCAATAATAGCGTCATTTGCTTCTTTTGGGGGTACACGGTTTTGCTGAACTGCTTCGCGCAATCCAGACAGACTTGTTACGCCAGCATTCTGTAGAACTTGACGTGTCTGCGTTACAAACTCGGGGTTGTTTGTAACCTCCATAATAGAGGTTCGCAGTTGATCAGCGGACAAAGGTGGTATAACAGGTTCGGGTTGCGGCGCAGGCTCAGGGCGCATTTTACCTTCGATCTTCTCAATCGTAGAGTTAGCTTCGGCAAGGCGCTTTTCGCGAAGCGTAATCTGAGAAGAATCTTCCCGAAGACCGTCTTCTCTGTATTCTGCTAGCTCTCTTTCAGCTTGTTTCTTGCTGAACTCTGCATTCCTCAGTTCTCTACGTTCAGCGTTATTTAACCGCCCTATAGGGTATGCTGCCGTGGATTCCTGTAAGACGCCCAGTTCACGTTCAACTTCTTCTAAACGAGCCTCTCTTTTTTCGCGAACCTTGGGCGAAAGTTTATTGCTTATGCTATTTTTCAGTCGTGTACGTTCGTTATCAAGCCGTTTAGCAGCTAACTTATCTTTACCAGAAGCATCGTCCAGCCACGAAAGGTCATTTGGGCCTGTTGTTTGTGTGGTTGTGTCATCAGGCTGTGTCATGGTCCCGGCCGCGTCAGCATTTGCTTTTGCATCAGCAGCGGCTTTATCTCTGATTGCGTTAACATCAAGACCTAGATCAGTGGCATATTTTTCTAGTGTTGGTACGTCGTTTGTCTGAGTTACTAAGAAAGACATCTGACTAGCCATCTCTTGAGCACCAGGCTGCGTTGAAGCGGCTGCGTCTTCGGCAGCTTTTCTTTGTATTTCTGCTTGTAGTTGATGCGGATGTAGCGCTGCTTGAGTTCTCATAAATCCAAAATCAGAACCAAAACCGCCTTTCTCAAGGACATCAACCATCTGAGTATTAACAACACGACTTAGGTCTTCGGCAGAAAACTTGGCAACGACATCATCTCCTAACTCTGTACGGCCTTGTGTAAGAGGTACGCGTTTCCCGTTATCCTCACGCTCCATGATGAATGAATACGAGCCGTCTTCATTTATTAAATAGTCAACAGCCTTAGTACCTACTTTCCCGCCGTCTTCTTTTTCCGCCTGATTTAGGACTGACATTCGATTTGCGAGTTGAAGGGCTACTTCTTTATTGTCTCTGAACAAGGTTTCAATGTCTGTGTTCAGAATTTGATCTTTGTTACTAGCCTCGAAATTTAACAAACCCTTATTACTTAATTGACTTACAAGGGCTGCGTTATCCTGTGTCTCGAACTCGCGTAGCTGCTTCTCCTGTAAAAGCGCATTGGTTTGGGACTTCTGGATACCTTGATTATATCCAGCAGCTCCCTGCAATCCGGCGAGTAGTCCTTGACCAAAACCAGTTGTAGCCATTACGCAACCCTTTCAAAATTAACGTCGAGCCTGTTGTAGTCAACCATCTGATAACCATTTGGAGCTTCTTCCGCAGCCCATGGAACTTCGTCTGCCATAACTCCGCGGTAGGTCCCCTCGGCATTGAGGTATTTAAACTCGTATATGTTGACACCTTGAGGAGAAACGCCGACCTGTTTTATATCGGATTTAACGCGACGGTCACTCATCATCACTGCCATTATCGCCATACTTCCAAGCTGACCAACTGTGTTGTATGTCTGCGCTTTTGACTGAGCCTTGGCTTGTTGATATGCGTTCTTCAACTGAGTGGCGTTCTGCGCCGACGTTCCAAGTTGTGATTGCGACGCCCGGTTAACGCCTTGTCCAATATTAATTAAGTCAGACAATAGCCTTGTGTTTGCCTCGTCTTGAGCAATACGGGCATCGTTAACTGATTGAATACCTCCAAGCGTGCTGCCTGAAGCAAGAGCTCTATCCATCTGCTGGCTCTGAACGTTTGTCAGTTGACCACCATAACGACTTATATTTCTCTGCTGTATCCCTCGCGTTAACTCAGCCGCTTTAGGAGCATCGATACGAGCCTGGTCAATAAGACTGGTATCTGTCTGTGACTTGTTTATAGCGTCTGATTCGAAATTGCTGTACTTAGCTATAAAGTCTTCATACTCGCGACGAGTTATGTCGGCATATGTCTTATCAGGATCAGCTACTGTAGGTAGTGAACTAGCATAGCCTGCTGCAATTTGTTTTGCGGAGATAGAGCCTAGGTTTGGATTCATGATTTACCTCATTACTTTCCGAACATTTGCTGGAACGGTGTATTTACTTCTTGGCCTCGAGCATTTACAGGTTTGAAGAACGAACCTGTCTTTTTACCGTCAAAACTTGTGGTCTGCATGTTCTGTAATCCTGCACCTAAAGCGCTGCCAGCCAACTGGCCAACCATCGCGTATTTTGCATTTGCAACATCTTGCTTTGCTTTAGCTCGTGAAAGAGCTTCAGAAGTAGCTAGCCTAGATGCGTTGGCCATACCTTTTTGGGCATCAGCAGCCTGACCGCGCGCGGTGCCGAGTACATTTGTTTGCATCTGATTTTGAATACCTTGGCCAGAGGTATTGGCTACTCCAAGCTGCCCTTGAAGTCCTTTGGACATGTCGCTACCAGCGGAGACGTTCTGGGTTTGTTGGAACCCTATGTCATTAGTAAGCGCTTGCATGGTGTCTGCGTTTGCCCGCGCGCGAAGTGTCGTTGTCGCATCATCCGATAAAGATTTATCCCGCATCTGAACTAAGAGAGGGTCATACTTTTCTTTGAAACGATTGTACTCGGCCAACGCTACAGCAGCGTTAGTTTTGTCTGCTTCACTTGGCTTGTAATCCTGTTGTTTGGGTTTCTTACTCATCAACCTGCCTCGTATATACTCTAGTATCTAAACTCCAACCGGAGCCTCGTAAATACGCTTCCAATGCGTTGACAGGTGTCCATACCTCTAAACGATTACACTCTAATTGTTTTGCCACATTTTCGAAAAACGGCAAATAGTTAATTACGTTGTTGCTGCCAAGTTTTTTAGCCCAGCAAACCCAAAAATGCAGCGTACGGTCCTTCGTGTACTGGTCCGTTATGACGTTTGTTATAACAAACCCATCTGAGGACACGTGTAAAAGCGCGTTTCCGTATAAACACTCTGCGTATACATCCTCGGGTCTCCAGGTCAGGCTTGGTATTTGAGCCTTAAGCTCTAACAAAGCCGGACGAATCCAATCCCATTCGTCACGAATATCCGCAATAACCGGATCAGATAAAGGATTTTCTACCTGCGTACTTACGAGTTTTACGTCCGCCATGTAGTCCTCCATATCTAACCTTTGCAACGACTGGGTTATCCGCCTGACGGCCGCGTCTTTCGGCGTAAATCAGTCCTTCGTTAAACAGCCCATTGTAGATTTGGGCTGCTGCAAGATCTGTCCAGTCCTGAGAGGGCATACGTGTCAGCCTAAACAGGGCACCATTAACAATCGTGTCTCTGTAGTCGGTCATAACACCGTCGTCGCAGGCGTTTGAAGTTTGTGTCGGTTTCAAAGCAACTCGTATTTCCACACCTTGTGAGATGGTTTCGCTCGGGACGGGTACAAGATTTACGGTCGTAAGGTTCTGCTTTATAAAATACTCGGGAGTGCCGGTATCTTTACGCCAGTTCTCTTTACGTTGCTCCAACAATCCGCTGGATACAGGCTCAAGGGGTTTACCTTCATGTGTCATCCAAACTATTCGATGTACGATCGTTCCGGTGGGTGGCTCCAAGTCGTACTCATAGATACCTGAAACCACAGTAATAGGGTCAAGCTGCACCTGATAAGCTTCTGACTTCTCGCATAGCTCTATGACTGCGGATCGAATTGAGCGTTCAGCGATTACTTCGGGGCATGCGGGAACCATCGATAGGATGTCAGGCAAAATAGTGTCGTATCTGATAGCCATTAGCCGTCTCCTCTACGTTCGATATTAGGGGTAGTGATCGTGTCGATCTGCGCCTTACCCGTAATCGCGGCGGTAAACAGGTTGTAGTGAGACGAGGCTCTCTGCGCGTTACCGGCGGCCTCGGACTCTTTCATGAACGCCATATATAAGATGTAGTTTTGGACGGCGTTGGCATACATGTCATCAACGCTAAGGTTGCCGCCTGCTGAGACAGTCGCTGGGTTCTTGGAGTAGACAATTTCTATGTAAGTGCTCGCGGAAACGCCAGGGAATACGTAGTAGTTCTTAGGGTCTTGCTCGTCATAAATGTAGTTTTTAACCACATTCGAATGAGCAGCGTCACCTGTTACAGCGGGGTCATGCCACGTCGGTGTCTGAGTATCTAAAACATCTCTTGCTACAAGACGTATTGCCCGCCCGCCATTGCCACCAGAGGCAGCCGACATGTTCCGCATTACCCGAAGTAGGCGATTTCCGTCAGAAGGTATTGACTGCTTAGTGCCGGTAGCCAGCGTTACGGTAGTATTTTCGGATGTAGCATCTGGCTTGAGTAGGGCTATTTCACGTTGAGCATCATTCAGCCATTGGATGAGCTCATTTGTTTCATTCCAGCGGATACCGGCAGTGTCCTGCAGAGTCTCTTGAACTTTGTTTATAACGTCATTAACCGCTACAGCCATTGCTACCTCTATCTACGTAACGCTTCTTCC